TATCCCATAAATCCACCAATAACAGCAATACCTATTATTCTAGCAGTCCAATCTTTAGAAAAGGTTTGTCTGGCATTTTGAGTGTCTTGTACTTCTANTTTGAATACATCCACTTCTAGTTCTTTCATTTTGAGTTCAAACTCAGTTTCAGCTTTTTTCAACTCCAGCATCTGTTCAGGTGTGGCGTTATCTATAGCTTTTTGTATTTCTTTGGGTTCGTTTTTACAACCCAACACATCTGCAATCATATTTGCAGCCATACCCCCCATAGGGCCTCCTAATGCTGTACCCAAGGTTGGAGCTACCGATCCAACTAAGTTTTTAAGTAGTGCTTTCATATATCCTCCCAAAAAAAAATATTGGCTTAAAAGATTTTAACTTATTTAAGACGATCCTTGTTTAATTTTTATTGTACTAGAAGAACCGCCATTTACTTTAACGGTGTTTGTAACACCTGATTGTTCAAAAATAATAGTATAACTGCCAGAGTTATCAACATCTAGTCGTAAAGAATTACCTACCATCCTTCTTAAAGATATGGCTTGTCCTTGTACCAGGGTTGTTATTTGTGTTTTTTTATCTTGACCTATCTCTGTACCTGTAATGTTTACAGATGTAGCTGATTGGTTTAGTTGATCTTCTTCTTCTGCAAAAGCCAAAGCATCTAACACACTTAATAAGTCTTCCAAGAAGTTTACATCTAAATAATCTATATCTAATTCTGTAAACTCTAAGTCTGCTTCATTATCTAAGAAATTTTCTGACAAGTAGTCAATTTCTAATTCGTTAAAGTCTAAATAGTCTGCTGTGGTTTGTTGTTGAGTATCTTCTTGTAAATCTTCTCTAGGCTCTGGTGGGTTTACAATCAACATATTGTCAATTAAGTCTAGTGTTATATCCAAAATAACAGGCTTGGTAGGTGCTTGTTCATAGACACTTGCTACCGTAGATTGATACGGTTGATTTAGAACTACCATACCCATAGCAGTTTCTACTGTTATCTCACCACTAGACGTACCATCAAGATTAGGTAGTAAGATGACTAAGGAGCGGCCTAGTTCATCTACAGTTATGGTGAAATCCGTTCCTCTTATACCTATGGTTGCGCTATTCGTGCGTATTTTGATATTTTTTTTTGGAACTCTATTAAGTTTGCCTGTGACAAATCGTGCTGTACCTTTAGCAAAGGTAAGTGCCATTTTTGATTTATTAGGGTTTGGATCAAAGATAAACTCGTCAATCAATACTTGTGAGTTTTCTGTGAGTCTTATTTGAGTATCATCAATAAAAGTGATACCCATACGGCCATTTGCAGTTTCTACTTTGTCATAACTCAGTATGCCAAAGTCTATTTCAGCACCGTAGGGTTTATCTCTTAAAACTTGTGCGTTGCCTCTTAGTTCAGATATAGATCCTATATCANCAGACGAATGAATTTCCTGCGTCTGACTGAGTAACGCAAACAGTGCCATTAGAGCCAGAAGATGTAATTTTAAGCCAGTCATTATCAGATGTAGACTCCTGATCTATGTTAAATGTTCTTGATCCGCCTGTATGATCTAAGTAGAAATAGCCACCTGCATACCCATCTCCATCATAAGTAACTGTATTATCATTACCATCAATATCCATGTAGTTAGTAGCACCATCTACATCTATGGATGCTGTAATGCTATTGCCTCCGCCCTGTACAATCCAGTCTAAGTCTAAGTTTGCTGCTAATGCAGTCATGGCGTGATTGAGGGTCATAGTGTTTGTATTGCCTGTAACTTGGACATTTACATTAGAGCCATCTGCCCCCGTAGCATTTGTTTCATCTGTAGACATGTTAAACGTATTGCTGTCTCCTATGAACGAGAAGTAACCTGTGTAATTATCTGCCCATATATCACCAAGAAATTTATTTGATGCACCTTTCTGTAATACATCTAAAGTCATACTTGCACCATCTAAATCTAATGGTGTCATATTAGAAGCACCAGCTGTAGCATCCGATCCACCAATAATATTACCGCCCCCGCCTACTTGTTCTATATCCAAGTTAGACGTAGCACCAGATTGATCTATGTATACCTCGTTGTCTGCTGTCACCACATTCAAAGATATAAGTAAAAACAATAAGCTAATTACCGTTCTTTTTTTTCCAATAGCCTTGTCCATATCCTTCCTCTATTGTTTGCAAAACAGCCGTCTCGATAGCCATCTGTAAAGCAATATTTATAGACTCATTCTCTACCATACCGCTTTCAATTTCAACTAATTCGGTATTATTTGAATAAAATTTGAACACATCAGAAGAGATAGCAGCACTTAATATAGACTTAGTTACTAGCACTTCCAACAGTATTTTTCCCGTGCTGACCGATACGGTACGCAAAGAAATTGTTACAGTATCTTGTCTATACTCTTTAGAAGCTCCAATACCTAAATATCTTGCTCCAGCGCCCCCAGATTTTGCGTTACTTTCATACCCTATAACGCCTCCTTCCATAATAAGTCCTGCAAATAATAAAGGTTTTACTTTTTGTTTTTCTTCAAAAGATTCTCTGGTGGTACGTATTATTTGTCTTTCTTTTGTTAAATTATCCAAACCTTTGCGTTCTACCACTTCAAATACGTTTGAGTGTTTAAGCGCTCTTATTAGATAAGCATCTGGGGATTGTGTTATTGCGGTACTAAAACTAGCGTACTGACTATTACTTCTTCTTTGTCCTGTTTGATCTGTAAAAGAAGAAGGGTATACAGCTACTACAGGTTTTTTTTCTGGTTCTACAGATTTTGATAAATCAGTTAATAAATTACCAATCTGAGCTGGTTCAATATTTTTAACTGGCGGTATGCCATTATCTAAAGGCGGTATAATTAAAGAACAACTAGAAAGAAAAAGAACCGAGAGGTACAGTAATTTCTGTTGTATTGCCTTCTTCATCTGTAATTATAAGCGTTACTTTGTCGTCTTCTACTCTGTATTCTATGGTGTTGCCTTCTAGCTCTAAAATGCCATTTGTTGATGCTGCATCACCAAATAAATTATCAACTAGCTGTCTGCTTAGTTGTGCGTATATTCTACTCTCTAAGTTACGTATAAACCTAGCAAGCGTAGTATTTTCTGCTTCTCTTTCTAAGTCTTCTACATAAGCCTTTATTTCTTCACGAATAGTTTCCTTTCTTGAGAACTCTTGGTTTTCTATAGTTAGATAATGACTCGATGTACCCACACCTGAAAAGCTTGGGTTCTTGAACTTGTGTGTCATTTCGTCTGCTTGTACTGACAAAACAACAAGCATGACTATTATCATGCAAGATATTAACAATATTTCATCAGGTCGTTTAGGGGCCATTAATCTTTCCTTTGGTCGTCTCTATCAGCTTTTGCAATTTTATTACTATCTATTAACTGCGGTACACCTAATATAGTTTTGATAAGCGTGTCTTGACGTATAATCTCGTTATCAAGAGATCTAACCCTATCTATAAGAGCAACCAGGATTCCATGTTGTGAATCTAGTTTTGTACCTAGTCTTTGCTCCATTTGCTCTATTTGGTCAGCTACCTTATCGTCAAGCACGTCAACTTTAGTTTCCATACCGTCAATAATACGGTTAATCAGTTTCCAAATAAAGAATCCTAGACCTAACGCAGCAGCTATCGGAAACCCTACTTCGTTAATAAATTGAACTGCTTGGTCCATTAATCTACTGGGGTGTGTAGACCTTTTTCAATAAGAATGTCCCTGTTACGCATGTGTTCGGCCTCTACGTCATTTTTTGACTGACCGTAGTATGCTACTGCTAAATGGCATTTAACCATAAGTTGATTAATATTTACTCCATCTACAACAACATCACCTAAAACTCTACCAAACTTACCTCTAGAGTCTTTAAGTTTTGTTTGTATAACTACTTTTTCTCCCTCTTCAATAGCTTCTTTTAAGAAAGCTGAAGCCATTTTTCCTCTAGCCTTCTCATCTTTGTTACGAGTACGTGACTCGGGAGTATCAATACCATATAGACGAACACGAGACTTATAAAGAATATCAAAGCCAAGATCCAAAACAACATCACAAGTGTCTCCATCAACAACTTTTTCCACTTTACAAGAATATTCATACATTAGATGTACCTGGTGGCTACCAAACAAGTTATTAATACAGG